AGAACTATCTCGTGTGCCGTCTTGCTTGCATCTGTATGCGGTGCAAGTACTAACAACTGGGGAAGAATAGTTGTACACAGTGATAGATTTTGATACCTTACTTGACCACCCAACACGACCATCTTCTACCCATGCCTCAACTGTCGTAGAACCAGTATTTTTGACCGCACTTGATTTACCGCTTGATGTTGTTTTTGTCTCCCCTGTAGCACTAATAACTGCTTCATACCCTGTTATGCTAGCACCATAAGATGTAGAGCCAGTAATAGTGTAATTTATCTTGGTAAATCCCTTTACAGCAACTCCCCACCCATTAATGACTGAGTTAGCAGAGTTGTCAAGAGAAGTTGACAAACTTGCAGTTGGTGTATATGATGGCACTTTCAGAGTGGAAGTATATGTCTTAGACCCAATAAGTGTGGCGTTACTCACACTGCTACTATATGTCTCTAATACAAAAGTAATTGTGCCTTGTGTTGCTGTTGGAATTTGACCACCTAAAGAATCTGGTGGTGTCCAAGATGAATATGATGTTGCAGTCGTTTTATTGACAATTGTTTGATTACTCAGGTTGCCAAAGGAGTATTTTATTGTGTGTGCAAATCCACTAGATGCCTTTGTTATTGTAAAAGTTGGCTTTGTTCCAATTGTTATTGTAGATGGCACTGTCATGGTGGATGCCCTAGGAATAGTTGTTAAGGACATACTTCCAGTCAAAGACATATTTCCGGGGGTGAAATCTGTCTTCGTCATGGAAATAGTACCAGCAACGGACAGGGTTAGTGTACCATCACTATTGTGCCCAATGTCTTTTGTACCAGTTGCAATCGTTAGTGTACTATGCTTTGCTATTCCGTTTGTTATCGACCCACTATATTGTGTACCATTTAGTGTAACAGTCCAATTAATAACGAATGTATTATCAAAATTATAACTACCTGATTCAAGAAATAATCTGTATGTTACAGATGAAGTATTATCACTTGTCGATGTGCTATTCTCGGTAACAGTCAGTTTAAGAGTGTATCCATTACTTGTTGTAGTAGAAGGAAATGTTTTAGTTTGTAGTGCCATAAATTATCCTCTCCCAACCCATTTCCAGACAATTCCATTTGTAGTTGAATCTGCTTCATAACCACCAAATCTCATAGTTTCTGTAACAGTAGCATTAGGCATATAGAACCTATCGTTTGCAATATATGCAAGCTCTTTTCCACTAGAATCTACAAAGGACACTTTGTTATTTGATTGATGAAGTTCAATCTCTTGACCCTCTATTCCAAGAATTAGAACACCGTCTTCAACACGGATATAAGTATTAATTCCATTTATTTCATTTGTAAGCTCAATTCTAATCTTACCAGCTTCTTCTGAAATAGAGGTACTAATTTTCTTGTCTGTTTCAGTTTTTGTATAAACCTCTGATAAAATTTGAGTTGCAGTTTGTGAAATACGAGAACCAACAGCTTTTAACTTTCTCTCAAAGTCTCTATTTTTAGGTGTTTCAAATTTGTATTCATTATCTATTTCATTTTCATAGGGTGCTTCTATATCTGAAACATCAACAAAGCTAAAATCTATTTTCTGATGGAAAATTCCACTATAGAAATCCTCAGTAGCAATTATGTCTCCAAGTTCAACAGATGGGTCTAACTTTGCCTTTTTAGCAGTATATGGCTGATAGTGATGATTCTGCACCTGTTCAAGTATAGACAAGGCCATTCCCTCATCCCCCCAAGGCACATCTACATATAATATTCTGCCAACTTCGTCCCCCACCTCTATGGCTGTATTGTCCTCTATTACGAGGATAACCTTAGAGATAATGTCGGATGGCCTTGCAACATCAAGGTCTTTTACAACAGAGAGGGGTATGTCATCCTCGGTAGACTGTGCAATAGCACTAACAGCCATCAATTTCCCATCATCAGATATGCAAAAATTCACACAATATGGGGTGGCAATGGCACTCAAAACTTCTCGCATTGAATACCCAAGTGGTAGTCCAATTTGATACTTGTTTGTTATGAGATTAGATAATCTACTGTCAACTTGAACACCAATTGCGGTAGCTATCTTTTCCACCATGACACTATCATTTACTGGATATTCTGTATTTGATTCATCTGTATACAGATTTTCAGTTTTTAACATAGCATCAAATCCGTGTATCTTTAATGCCCCGCTTGACTTTTCTTGCTTTCTTGTGTCTATAAAGAAAACGCCCTTTGGTAGCCACTCACTATTTTGGGTGTCATCTTCCACATACACAAGTCTAATGTATACCCTTACCATTGCCATGCGAGGAATATTTACAGGCATATCATATTCATCATAAGGGAAAAACTTAGCATCTATCTCACCAGAAACACAACACCCAATGCAAAAATCATCATCTTCAAACAGCCCTCTGTCAGTTTTTAATTCAACTATATTTGACTGAGGTATTGTTCCGATTTCATTCAGTCCATCAGTGGTAAAAATGACTAATTTTTTCTCTGTATGATGTGGTAATGCATATAGTAATTTGTAATTCTCACTTGTGTTCTGCATACTATCACCTTGCTTTATCCATTGCTATAAAGTTAAATTCACCGTCACCCCAATAGTCAACACCGTTTATATCATATTTAATCATTTCTCTTTTTCCACTTGTAATATATGCCTCATAAGTCATTTCTGTTTGTGTTCCACCATTAGCGTCACAATCCATCGGAACTACAAGAATATGACTTGTTTGTGGTGTTGACACCATGTACCATAATCTACTATATTCTGACATTCCTTCTGAGGAATTTTCTGGCTTTATTTTTAATTTATAATTATAATATGTTCCTATAATGTTTCTGTTCATCCCACCAGACAAGGCTCTATAAGAATCCTTATCGAGTATCTGAAATGTCTGCTCACAGCTAAGAACTCTAAGATGGGGGAATGTAACCCCATCAATTGAAAACATTGTTCTAGACATTACATTCCCTCCTTTATTTAATAGCCGATTTACCATATGCACGGGTCACATGATTAATTCTAGGAATGACAGCAGAAGCTATTTGCTTACCATCTAGTTCAATTATAACCTGACCCTCACCACCAAAATCAGCCAATGCCTCTGTTAAAGCTTGCTTCATTGTGGACAACGGAGACACGATTTCTTGTTCATATCGGTTATCGCCTAGGATGGCGGCAAACTCATGACCGGGATTAACAACAGTACCATGAGCTAACCTTTCAAGCTTTACATTGCCGATGTTTACACCGAAATTCCTACCACCGATAGATGGAACCCAATCAGGCACAGAGAAGTTAATGGAATTTAATCCCTTTGTAATAGAACTTATTGCTCCTTCTGTTGAACCAATGACAGAGTTTAACAGCCCCTTTGCGGCGGCACTAACTGGCCCTAAACCAGCACCAGCTATTTTTTCTAAAATTCCGGGTAAAGCACCAAGCTTTTTCTCTGTATCACCGACCATTCCATCAACCTCTTTGCCAACCTCAGTCCTAGCACTCTTAGTGGAATCAACTACTCTGCCCATGCTTTCCTCTGTTGTGTCTGCAAAGTTTTCAGTTCTGTCAGCCGCATTGTCCATAACTGCATTGGTATCATTAACAGAGTTAGACTGACTATCAACTGCATCTTGTGTACCCTTGAGAGCGGATTCCAAATCTGCTTGTTCTTGTTTTAGTCTATTTACTGCATCTTGTGCGTCATTAAGTGTTGGGGTTAGTCGATTGAGCTTACTAGTGGCATCAGCGAGTGCTGGGGTGTATCCATATGTCTTGTTGGTTAAGTCTTGTACACTTTCTGCTAAAGCAACATATTCTGGGTCTGTATAATCTTGAGCCGTAATTGCTAATTTCCATTCGGCTTGTTCTAATTGGTCAGAGACAGGGGTAAGTTCTGCCTGAGCATTATGTAACTCATTTGTTGCCTTTGTTACCTCGTCATTAATCTTCTTAAGCTCTTTCTCTGCTTCATATAAGTCTTGGTAATTTTGGATGATTTGTTCTTTTAACGCCTCAACTTTATACTGTTTCAGTAAGGCTGTAGTGTATGCTTCAACATCATCTTTGCCTTTATTTAAGTAACCATTTTGCTCATCAAGCTCTAGGTTGAGGTCAGGATAGATTGTATTAAGCTTTCTAACGATGGTTTCCATTTCAGCCATTTCATCGTTAGACTTATCTGCCTTATCCTGTAGCTCGTACAGTCTATCAATTAAGTTCTTAGTAAGCTTTTCTTGTGCATCTAGGTCTTCTAACTGTTTTCTTCTTGCCTCTTCGTGTCTTTCAATATTATTTAATGTATTTTCCACTTCAAGTTGAAGTTTTCCAACATCATCCATGAATAGGCCACTGATAACACCAGTTAATAGACCCCACAGACCCTTAATAATATTTCCAATAAGCTCTATGGTTTTTCTAATAACGCTTCCCCAATCTATCTCACTCAGGAAGACACCAATTCTCTCACCAATCCCCTGCCAATCAATTTTGGCTAAGGCATTATTGAAGAAATCTAATGTTTTTGTTAAAACAGCGGAGAGAGATTCAGCTAATCTCATTGGGTCTATCCCAAGCAATGCCCCATTGATTGAATCGCCTATTGCTGTTCCTATCTTAGCCGCATCTATGTTTTCAAAGAATGTACCGATTGCATCAACAATACCATTAAATGTGTCAGCAAATAACTGACCAAAATCGTATGTATTGAAAGTGGTAAAGAGGCCATTTAAGAAATCAGACGCATCTTTGGCAAAGGTTTTTGCACGTTTATTAAGCTCTTTAATGAAGTTTTCAACCTTCTTCATTACATCATTAAAAAGCTCTCCAACACGCTTACCTATCTCAAACCAGTCACCATCTTCAAGTAGCTTTCTCAGCCACTCTAACTTATCATATGCCTCATCGAAGTCCTGACCGAATGTTGGAGAAATGCCTCCATCAGCACCTCCACCACCACTTCCTGAATCAAGATTCTGAATGGTATCCCACGAGGCTAGATTTTTACCAGCATCTTTCCCTGCCTTACCAGCATCGGTTAATGCCGCACCAGCTTGTGCTGATGCTTTCCCTATGCCAAACAGAAGTGAAATAAGAGCACTCAGGTAGGCTATTAGATTAGCTAGCATATTCATAAACTTAGCTAATATAGGGGCTATAGCGTCAATTGCAGGGGCAAGAGCAGACCAGAAAGCACCCTTTAGGTTTGCTAAAGAGGCAGAGAACTCTGTGTTTTTCTTTAACGCTTCTCCAACGGAGGAAGCAAATTCAGAAAGATACTTACGAAGATTTCTAAAAATGAGACCTTGTAGAATGACAAACTTTAACCGCTGTCCAAATCTTTTAACAGAGTGTGTTAATTTATCAAACCTCTTTTTAATTACATTAAGAGGAAGACTTAAAACAAACTTTGTTGCATTTGATGTTGCTCTAGCAAGAGTGGTAGCAAGAAGAGAGGCCGATTTTCCCAAGGCAGACATAACTCTTTGACGCTGTTCATATGCCTGATTTTCTTGCATTTCCTCTGCAACTTTAGACTTATAGGCTTCTTTTGCAGAAATGTATTGTTGCTCTGCTTCTGCTTTTTGCCTTATAGTGTCAACTAGTTGCTGTTCTACTTCTAGCTCCTCAGCAGATTTTGGGGTGGCAAATTGGGTTGCCCCTTGTCTTAATGTATTAAGAACATCATTCATGCCACTTAATTTCTGCTCTGATACAGCAATTAAATTATTATACTTTGTTACCTCGTCTGTAAGCTCTTTAAACGCTTGAAATTCTTGGGGGTCAACACCCATTCTCTTACCGTGTGCGGCGGTTAATCCAGCATTAAACCCCGGCCTATTTGATAACTCTAACAGCTTCTTTAATTCTGGATTATCAAGAGACATTCTACCAGCTATTACTGCAACCTCATTAAGCTCATTTTTTAACCCCTCTAAGCTCTTCTTCTCCTCATCTATGTCTCTTATTGTTTGTTGTATTTGCTCTGCGGCTGGCGATGTTGTATCTTTACTAAGCCTTTCAGTTTTTAGTTTGTCCAGCTTGCTTTGAAGCTTCCCAGCCTTTGCATCTAACTTCTCTATTTCCTTACCAAAAGCTTGTAAATCTTTACCAGCCTGTTGTGTTTCGGCACTGAGTTTTAACTTCACTTCACCATCAGCCATTTACATCACCACCACTCAACAATTTCTCAAACTCGTCAATCTTTGCCTGTTCTTCATCAGTATATTCAACGGGCGGTGTCAGACTGTGTTTTAGGTTAATCATATCCTGCTTGGCCTTGCCCTTTAGGTCTTTTATATCATAAGTTCTAATTTCTATAGCCTTGCTTAATGAACTATCATCATTTATGCTACCAAGCATTGCTATAAACTTAAACCAGTGTAAATCTTCTTTTGTTAAATCTATATCATAAGTAGCCTGAAAACTGCTGTAAATACGAGGAGCATCAAAGTCCCAATACATGAGAGTTTTATTTCCACCTGTTGATTTATTCTGCTTTAGACCACATGAAATAAACCACTCTAGCCCTTTAAGGGCATCATCTATGTCTGGTACACCTTTCCCATACAGTAAATCTAGTGCTACCATTACCTTCTCAGTATCTTCAAGCTCATTATCCTGTAAGCACAGGCAAATTTGCATACCAATCCTGAAAGAAGTCCTAATTAGGTATCCGTTATAATCGGTTGGAAGTCTATCTAAAAGTATGTTATACATAATATCATCACCTTAATAAAATTGCCCACAACACTTTCTGGCATACAACCTTACTAATATTGTGGGCAATTGTATAGTTATAAGGATGAACCAACCCTATTTGCGTTATACTTATTCAGCCGCTCCACTCTCTTTTGAATGTGGTCATTGAAATATGGCATAACTTGATTTAAGAACTCAAACACATATTCAGCACCAATAACAATGTCATCACCAAACACCTTTTTATAGGCATCTGTGCCGAATAAAACATCAAACTCCTTTTTAATCATTTCATGAAGCTCAATGTCGGCCTTTACCTGACCCTCTATGTTTGTTTTGTCAACTGCATCTATCTCACTTGACTTCTCAGATATGTCTCGTGCAAAAGCATATAACCGTTTTATAAATCGTTCATCACTAACAGGAAGAACAATAATATCACCGTTGTCGTTGACTTCAAGTTCAACCTTTTCTACATTTACACGAATTTTTTCAGCCATTTAATTTCCTCCTTTTGGTCTTGACAAACTCGTAGGATTATGTTATACTTGCTCAGGCAGTGAAGGTTGGCACACCATTAGACACCGTAACAGTGCCGGGAATGGGGTCTCCTAAGAAGTTAATGGTAAACTCCTGAGTGGGGGTCTCACCACCAGCACCACCATAAGTATCAACCTGAACAGACACACGCTGAACCTCAGCAACATATGTGGTATTAGCACCTTCACCAGTAGAATCCCACATATCAACATTTAGCATCCATGTCTGGCAATCACCAAGGATAGCACGGGAACGGCGAAGTTGGGTAATAAACTCAAAGATTTCGTCACCCTTAGTGCATTGCTGGGACACAGCAGAAGTGGGCTGATAACCAGTAACATCTGTAGTAGCAGAATTGGAAACAATGTCTTGTTCGGTCTCAGTTTGCGCTCCATAGTCAATGCTCATGTCTGTAACATTGTTACCAATGCGCTTCCAAGTAATACCAGTGGCGGTATACTCGTCAGACTTAGCAGTATCAAGGAAGTGCGCTATAAGCGGACGCTTAATTTTTGTCATAGGCATATCTTAATCTCTCCTTAAATAATTTAATGTCTCTTACGCCAAATCTCTCTTGTTCTTTCCCTAAAATATTCTATCCAGTCATCTAAATTTTCTTCTTCTGAAACTTCTAACCAATATCCACCAGTTCCATCAGTTGTCCAATTTTTAACAGGAGTGCCCCTTGAATTTAGTCCAGCATATAATAAATCAGAAATATCATCGCCGTTTGGAATGACACGAGAATAGGTTATCTCTATACCAGAACCCCTACTTAATTTATTTATTTCTGCTGATTGTCTTAAAGCTCCTGTTTTCATAGGAACAAACTGTTCTGTATCTTCGATAACCTTTTCAGCCATTTCATATAATGCAACATCAGTAGATTTCTGTATTTCATTATATATTTTATTAGCATCAAAGGTTACTGTTTGCTTTGGCATTATTCATCTCTCCAATAATCAATGGAACATTGCATCTGATACGTTGCTGCGCCAGCAGTTGCAGATGCAACATACTGAGATTTTATTGGCATTATAGATTTAACTGAACCTTCCTCTATATCAGGGAAATTTTTCAGAGTGTTTTGTTCATACATCCAATCCTTTAAGTCAGCAAAGAATTGAATGTTTTGTAAGTTTTGTTCTGTATCTTCGCCGTGAGGGGCGTGTAAAGCAAAGATAAAGTTTAACACCTGATTACCACTGTAACTAATATTACCGCACACATCTTCATAGGATTTCAATGTTGATGGCATAGAATAAATAGCACACTCAGGTGTATCCGTGCCTATGTAGTCAGCATTGAGAAGGAGGACATTTGAGACAGTTGGGCAAGATAAAAACCACAATCTAAGATTTTCTACTGTGTTCATTACTTACACACAACCTTCCAGTGTTGTGCATTTGGTGCTTTAGAATTGTCTGTAATGGACAGCACTATCACAACATCATCAAATTCTTCTTGTAGCATTGCTGGCTTGGCATTTTCTACAACGTGCTCACCATGAACAATCACATCGCCCTCTGCAAAGGTGAATTGATTTGTTCTATCAGTTGACCTTTCGTATGTTTTTGGGGTCACATATTCTTTCCCACCAAAGTCGGCATCAATCGGAACTCTGATTGTGTACTTATCAGCCTCATACAGTCCTGTACTGATAACATTGACTTGCTGTTCACCAAACCAGTGTATATTTTTTATTACAGTTGGTATGTATTTTTGAAATCTTGTGGTGGGGTCAGTATATTTATTGTATACTGTTATAACATCTGTACTTAGCTTCATCATCAGTAGACACCCCTATACAGAAGTCTTACCCCATTATCATCACACTCATATGCTAAAAAATCCGAAATGATTTGTTTCTGGATTTCATCTGTTTTAAAACGAAGCACTTGCATATATTCACCAGTGTTTCCTGTTCCAGTGGCATATGATTCAGAATAGCCATCTGTTGAGAAGCTAGCTACCATTGATGTGCCCCCACCATGAGAGGCTCGGGCAAGCACTTCATTCATGCTGTCATTAAAAAGTTGCTCTTGCTTGATTAACTCAAACTCACACCTTTTAACAGCCTCAGGCACAGACTCCATTGAATGAACACGATTCGCTGTTAGACTATCAATGGCTTTAGAACACTTAAACTCTGCCTGAGTAAAGGTGGATTCATCCATTTCTCCACCATATTCTTGATATTCAGCATATGTTAGATACATGAACGAATCCACCTTTCATTTTATTGTTTCTTTTCCCGCTTCTTTAACTTTGCGGTTAAGTCTTTAACTTGCTGTTCCAACTCTGCAATTTTTTCTTTGTGCTCCTGATATTTCAGTTTCAGCACATTTACATCTGTTGGAATTGCTTCATGTAATATCTCGCCTGTGTTAATATCAATTTGGTTGTAGCCCAAACTCATATACTTGTCAAGTTCTTCTTCATCAATTTCGAGAATCACATTATATCGTTGAACTGCTACCATATTATTGACACCTCACTTATGGCTCGACATTAAATTGAATAGCGTCAGCCTTGTTGTTCAGAATGAACACATCCTCGTAGGATTCCTCATAGTACACATACTTACCCTCAGACATAGCAGAAGGAGCTTCAAGCTGAGAGAACTCATACTTGTGAGGAGTAATGACAGCCAGAGGATGAACAAGGAACATATTAATTTGCTTGGCAGAGGGGGCAGGTGTAAAACCAGTTGAGAAGGTATAAGCGGTCTTCATCATGGTAGCGGGAACACCAATCACCTGAACTTCGTCCAGACGATTCACGACACGATTGATGCTCTCACCATTGTCCTGAACATCCCAATTGCGCTGAATCTGAGTGGCTTGCTTTAACATGGTCTTGACTTCATTAGTCACATACAGGATACGACCATTAGCGGGAACACGGGCATTATCCATGTTCAGCATCAGTTGGTCAAACACAGACAGCACATTGTTGGTAGCCAGCACTGTGGTATCAGCAGTCTTACCTACATAGCCCTCACCAGAAACAGAGGTAGTCCACAGAGAATAAATCTTAGAAATCAGGTAAGCATCCATTTCAGGGAACTTATTCTCTTCATTGAACACACGGGTAATATTGCCAATAGTGGCAGTCATGTTTGTTTCGTCAATGTCCATTGGGTGGACAAGAGTAGACCACTTACGCTCAAATTCAAGTGTCTTAGTTTCCCAGCTATTGTCGTAGTTACGAACAGCATGAGTGATAGAATCACGGGAAGCGTTCACACGACCAGTGGTGGACAGACGAGGAATCTCAATGGTCTTAGCGTTGACCCAACGATAACGACCATTATTGGGGGTAGCGTACAGAGCACCAAAGTTCAGAACATAGGGGAACGCTTGGTCTAACTCACGCTGATAATCGGTAGCATAGTTTAGAGTAGCCATAAATTATTAATCTCCTTTTATTAATCGTCAGTTTGTTTACGGACTCCCATAAAATGGAATCCAAATTTACTTTCTTCCCCACCCTTGGGGGCTTTATTTGGATTAGCGGGAGGAGCAAAATTGGGTGGCTTCTTTTCCTCAGCTTCCTCAACCTTCTTAAAGGCATCAGGGTCTTCTTGCTTCTGCTTTTCTATATACTCAGCAAGACCCAACAGCATACCATCCTGTAAAGGAAGGTTCTTCTCAGTCAGGGCACGAACAAATTCATTCTTAGCCGCCTTGCTACTAAATTGAATATCACTCACTGCTTTCTGAACAGCAAAGTCGTATGTCTGCTTTTGTAGCTTGTTCTGATACTCCTTGGTATCATTCTCGTACTTTGTTTGTAAATCAGCAAAGCTCTTTTGCACTTGGCTTAACTTTGTTGCACTCTGACCAGCCTCTTCAAGCTGTGTACGCAATGTTGCTAAATCTGTATCCCGCTGTGTGACAGTTGCATTCACATCAGCCAATTGCTGATTTAATGAATCAATCTGCGCTTGCAGTTGTGTCTTAGCGGCGGTAACATCTTTACCACTTTCAGCTTGAATCTGCTTAATCACTTCATCATCAAGGTTGAGACTCTTTAGAAATTCAGTCTTCATAATTATTCACTTCTCCTTTACACATAAGCCTGATTTTAGTTGTGGACTAACAACAGTGTATTCCTCTTTATAGAGAGAGGTAACTCAATTTTTCTTTTCAGGTGAATCCATGACAATCTTTGGAAGTTTTACTTCTTTTTTGCACTTCTTGCACCATACATATAAGTCACCATCTTTTTGGACAGCAACCCATTTTCCGCAGTCACAGCGGATTTTCTTTCCTTTTATTTCCATAGTTCACCCACTTTTACAGTTGTAATTATAACACATATTATGATATTTGTCAAGCATGAATTAACTGTTTTGCACAAAAATATTAATTAAATTTGTATATATTGACGATAGTCATTTGGAATTTCCTTATATGAAAGGAACTCTGGAATAATGGATTTTATGCCACCATCGTCATTAAAATTAACAGTTATAATCCACCCGCCAAGATTGGAATACAACCCCTTACCACGCATAAAGGGGGTAGTCCCCTCAAAGCACCCGCACTGGAATGTATGTACCCCACGATATAGGAGATACTCTGCTTTATGATAGTGACCAATTGCTATAATTGACGGTCTCTCTTCAAGTAGCATATTATCTACTATCTTTTGAGACTTATATGATACAGCATAGGAAGACCCATCCCAAGGGTGTCTCAGCTCTAATGTACAATCATCTGTAAGATTAACAACTGCACAATCCCTTCCAAGATATGTGAAGTCGCTCCTGAGTTCAGCAAGCCTCTTTCCTATATCGCAACCGCCATGCTTATAAATAGATGAATCATGATTACCAGTGATAAACTTTGTTGTTATGGATGGGGAATATGGGTAAACCCGTGCAATATGTTCTATATGTTCATCTGAACCATGATTATATAACTCATACTCATGCCCAACACGCATCTGTTCCCCATCGTCTATATCACCACAATGGTATACTGTAGTAATTCCTCTATTAAAGCATTCGTCATAAAAATGATGCAGTGCCGTTAGCTGGGTATACTTGCTGTTGATATGTGTGTCTCCGATTAGACCAAACGTAATTTGATTTACCTTATTTGGCACAAAACCAATACTTTCATGAAAGTACGCTGGTGAATAATTTTGTGAGATTGCTTGACAAGGGACTTTCTTTGTGATAGAATGAGAAAGTAAAAACCTTCTCACTCTATCATACACAATCTTATGAGGGAGATTATCAAAATACCCCATAGAACTTAGAGTTCTAGCTATATCACCATAGCTCTCTCCATTGTTGGACAATCTAATTGCTGTCTCTTTCCATTCCATGTACTAATATCTCCTTTAGTTAGTCGTTAGAATTTTCTTGTTCCTCTTCAACTGTCTCTGTATACTTGCTGTCCAGTGGGTCATACTCAGTCCACACAGGATACTCAGAAAAATTCTTTAAAGTCTTGGTATCAGGCATTGTTCAATCCTCCTCATTTATAAATCTTTAATTTCTGACCAGTGTAAATCAGATTTGGATTCTTTATGTTGTTGTCCTTAGCAATCTTCTGATAAGTCGTGTTATACTTCTTTGCAATCTTACCAAGGGTATCACCATTTTGAACTGTGTAAATGATGTAAGAACTTTGTCCATTTAAGATTTCATTTACCCTTTTTTGCACTTCATCTGGATTATACCCAGCTAAACGCAAACGAGTTTTGCGAACCAAACCATTGCCCCATAATCCACGAATGACCTCATGTGCGATTTCATCAATGCTCTTTTTCGTAGCGAGTGAAGCATAATTAGGTGTTACAAACCCACGAATATATTTACCATTTACCTTCATGGTACGCTTGCCCACTTTGCGGATTCCATCCACATTCATATTGCCCTCTGCAACGATGAAGGAATTATCATAAACAGCAATCACAATACCAACGTGGTCAGGCACATTCTTATTATCTGTATTAGCATAATTAGAACTATCATCCCAATCATAGATAATTGCATCACCAATCTTGGGGACATACTTATCGTCTTCCACCCAGATGTTCATGCTCTTGGCAATCTCAATCATTTTTGAACAAGAACATTCAATTGGACAAATCTTAGCTACATCGGCCTTAATCCATGCGGCTGAAACAGTAGCCGCACACCAAGCATCACTTTCTGTTAGCTTATAACCACGAGGAAGCGGTTTATAGCTGTTATAGATTTTAAGAATCTCTTTGTGGATAGTGCTACCACGAGTAGCACCAACCCATGATGTAATAATGTCTGCGACTTTATTTCGGATTTGTTGCTCAGTCATATGCAATCACTCCTCTTCGTCTTCTTTATAATCCTCATCATCCATTACAATAGGTGGTGTATTGAGTGTGTTGTTATTCAATTTATACTGAATAGCAGAAATACCAAGACAAGCTCCTAAGAAGAATTGAATATATTGACAAGTTTGCCTTACCTCTTCTCCAAGGGGAAGATTCCACACTCCGCTTAACCCAAAATAGAATTCACCGAATGCACCAAGGAAAATCATGCAAATCCATTTTAATGCATCATATAATTTATTGCTTAACATAATCATTCCTCCTTTTAGTGTACATTTGTCGCTGTAGATGCAATGGAAAGATATCCAAGGCCATCTAAATCTTGCACTTCTACCGATATTCCAAAAACACCTGTTGTGAAACCAGTTTCTACCCACACAGAAGAAAACGTAAGAACCGGAGATTCAATGATGCCCCATCGGGACAGGGAAAAGACTTTCCACATCGCATTAGCTTCAACAGATGGGTCAATGTCCACGACTGCCAAATAAATTATTTTTCCGCTTTGCAAATCAGATAGTGCGTCAGAAGCACTAACCCGTGTATTTGTGGTCATGTCTGGAGAGGAAAAGATATTAGTGTTTTCCTCCAAATCCGCAGCATAATACATTACCACTTGACTGCGGTCTGCCTTGTTCCACTCCCCATTTACCACGGTTAGAACCTTTCCGTTGTCTGCGCTTGTCACGGCAGGTAATTCAGAGCCGCCACCGCCGCCAGATTCACCATCTGGAATCATTCCTTCAAAATCTTCATTGAACTCTGGGTACTTATAATTTTGTAAATCATTCATTTTATGCCACTCCTTCATTTTTCAGTTTATCACACTATATCTTGTGCGTCATTTTGTATTGCAATACAAAATGTATAATTATTTCAACTTTATTCTGTTCTTGCTTCAATCACACTCGCATACGTTGCCCACGCACTGTCAGACTTGTACGCATCGACCAAATCGGCATTGACATACACATGGCCTGTGCCATCTGCAATGGGCGTTCCCTCAAGTGCGCCCTCCCCAAGTGTAACTACTTGGTTTGCTCTTAATGTAAGACTTGACAATTCGTTGTTGTAGAACGCATAAGCGCCGATTTCGGTTACAGATAGGTCTGCGGTTTCTACTGTTACAGTTTCACCATTTATATTTATATTTTCACCTTTGATAAAAGCCTCCGTTCCAATATTTTCGTAGAACCTGTTGTCAACAGCATTATATAAGCCAATAACACCATCAATTTTGCGGTAACAGGGGATTGCGCTCCAAACTAATTCACCATCATTGATTAGTTCAAAAGAATATAACCTAAATAGTGTGTCGCTGGTAGTAAAAGACGATGTCTTATTCCCTCTGGCAAACAGAAACATAGGGTTGCTTGTAAGCTGTGCGTGCGTGTAGTTAATGCTATCGACTGTATCATCAACTCTGATTGTTGAGGTTGTGCTACTTACTTCTGTTTCAAATGTGTGTCTGTTAGAATCTGGGGCGTGTGTAGAATATAAGTAACCAATTCCGCTACCTGCACCGTTCTGAATATAAAATCCATTAGGCCCTCGACCAAACATGACGTTGTATTTGTTGTCTTCTGTTCCAAGCATTGTAGGGAAGCCACTTTTATATGTACCCCAAATACCATCAATCGTTGACTTGAAAGGTGGTTTTGCGGTAATACCAGTGTTTATACACGCATTACCTTTACTCTCTATGTATTCCACTCTTTGATAAATGCTAGGTAGCTGTCTTGTTTTCTGATAAAAAGCATACGGCTTTATCTTGGATACATTCGGCAGACCACTTAACGATGTAGCACTTCCGTCAAGTATTTCGATGAGTTCATCGTCCCATTGTTTGACGGCAACGCGAGCAGACGCTTTTTCGGTGACATCGTAATCTCCGTTTTCGGTAATGGTCAGCGTTCCAGCGGGGGTTATGCCTGTTTCAATTGCTTCGATGGCTGTTACAAATCCGTTGGGATATTCAAAAGTTCCGCTTGTTCCGCCTTTTGCGCGAATAGCATCTGCTATGGATTTAATCTCTGCTCCGTCTGTGTAATATAGCTCTATTAAATCCGCATTTGCTTCCAGCCACGAAATCAAGTTTGCCGCAGTATCATATCCATATTGACCACTTATAATTGATATGTTTCGATAATTGGGCCAGTTTTCGTTGGCCCCGCCAACTGTATATACAGTTTTGCTTCCAAAAATAAGTTTTGTTGTTCCAGACCTTTCAATGGATGTAAACGTTTCTCCGTTTGCAATAAAGGTAATATAACCAGCCCATGTAAATGGAAACGACGCGACATCCGGCACTTCTTTTATGATCCAGCTTGTTCCCGTTAAATTTGTAACCGACATTAAAACATCACCCCGCTTGCGTTTTTCATTGTTCCGGTTAGTTCATTTCCGTTTGAATACGCAATTTTGCCAAAAACAATGTCAGAGGCAGATGCCGTTCCACCTGTTGTGTCCGTTCCTTTCGGAATATTTCTTATGGCGTCCCTAAATCCATATTCTTCTTTCCACGCTATTTCAGAAGATTCTCCAGTTTTTTCTCTAATAGCGTTTGCTGTCTCTGTTATTGCAACGTGCCACGTTTTGTAGAGAGGGGTGTATGGATTGGAATTTTCTTGAATCCAACTAATTAATTGCTGGTTTTCTGCATCTTCTCCACCAGTAATTGAAATTGCCCTTATGTGTTTGTTGTTCCATACCATTCCGTATGGAGGATAGCTTGCTTTATAATAAGCTTTTATGTCTCCATAAGATTTAGACCAGTATCTTAACTGTTTAACATTTTTATTTGTATAACATTCAATTTTGTTATATACCGTATTGGACATTTCTCGGACAAAATTTATGTTGTAAGAAAATTCGTTTGGAAGTGAAATCTTATCGTTAAAATACCACGAAGTTCCTTTTAGCGTTTTAATTTCCATTAAAAATAAACACCTCCCGCAAAAGGCAAACCGTCTGAAACATTTACGTCCACCATTGCATAATCAAAAACCTCATATTCTCCGTTTTCCACAATGCGCTTTGTTCCCGTTGGTACAAGCCCCTCGACATCAACCGTCACAGGCGAATACGCCACACCATCCTCTTGGTACACGCCATTTTCTGTTGCGTTCAACAGCTTCACGGTGATATCGCTCGGGAGCTGGGACAACGTACCAACAAGTGTCAGTTCCGGCGAAAGGTAGCCGACTAACTCTTTGCTCATCAGTCCACCTCCTGTGTGATGTTGAGTGTCGCACCCGCAATGAACGTGTCCACAGTGCCGTTGGCTTTTGTCAACTCAATGTCGTAGATATATTTGCCAAATGCAAGGGACTTAGTATCCGATGGATTCAGCACCAGCATTTGCGTTTCATTTGAAATAGTCTTGCTGATAATGGGTTGTGCATCCGAATAATTGCGCTTCACCGCAAAGCGAATCACATCACCTGTGACGGGTATGTATTCTTCGTCTGAGCCACGCAGTTTCATACCGACACGGGCACGGAATGTGTCTCCTCTGGTCAGATAAATAGTTCTACCACCTATTACCTCTTGCATAGGTTATCACTCCTTATTCTGTCACTCCCTCATTTTTTGGGTGTCTATAAAATTCACTCTTTATAAGTGAACCACTTGAATTTAATAACACGGCAGAATGAACATCAATAGAACTAATTGCCGCCGCCGCTAAAATTGTATGGTATTTTGATTCTGCCTCTTGCAATGTTTCATGAGAAGTAACAAGGTTTGTAAGAACCCCATCGTTTTCCTGTAGTTCAATTACCACAAACATTATTTACCCTCCTCATTATCATTTTTAGACTGTTCTTCACCATTTTGATTATTGCCAGTAAGACCAGTAGCAATAGCCTGTAATTGTGCATTTTGTAGTGCCTCTTCTTGCACTCTTGCAAGCTGTGCAATAGCTTGGTCTTCTGTTTCACCAAAATACCACATACGCAGATTGACTTTACTTTCAAGGCCAGATTGCATTAAAAGAAGTCTGCGCTGTAACTCTTCCTCAGGTGAGTTGATTAAGCTGTCATCCCACTCATAAGAAACCTTATATTCACCCTCTGGTGCAAGGCCATAAAGAGTAGCATAGACATTCATTATGTAAACAGCATCCTCTAATGCTGATTGTAATGACTTTTGAATATCAGAGTTTGCTGAATAACTGCGCTGACGAAGAATCAACATTTCTGTGGCTGTCTTTGCTTCACTCCGTGTAATGTCAGACAGAGTTCCACGACTTAGACCAACAGTATCCTCAATCCGCATTAATATATTATTTAATCCAGAAATATAGCTTGTGTCACGCAGGGACGGATTGAAGACCTGATATGTTTCTTCACTATTTAGGTCAACCTTACGGAACAGCCTAGACTGTAAAATATTGGAAACTTCTCGTTTCTCTAACCTTCCATCTACATGAACATCAACAACTTTTAATGCGTCACGGTCAACATCAATTGCCATCTGTCCACCCTCATACTCCCAAATAAGACGAGAATATTGAAGGTCTGCCTCACGAATTAAATCTACTGCACGAGCATAGGCACTGACACCAAGTGGACTTGTTGGGTCTATTGTATTTGCATCAGGCATCTTAAAGTAGGCAAACAGAAGACGGTCAACACCATTGATTGTTGTTTCTGGCTGAATGCCAGCCCATGCTGGAACTTCTGTTAATGGAATCTCTGTGCCCAATTCATCCTTTGTGCCATCGCTCTTATAGCTCTTAAAAGCTTTATTTATAACAGTTACACTATTGTTATCATTAAGCTTATGATATTCTAGCCGTGTATAAACAACATTTTTGTTTGTAAACCGTTCTGTAAAAGCGGCCTCAGTCATGTGCCCCGCTGTGTCAAAAGAAATCGGATAAAATTCGTCAGCCTGACAGAATGTAAAGGCAATATCAGTGTCCTTATATACATAAGGCTTAAAAATTAACCCGCCCTTTGCAATACCATATTCTAACTCCCTTCTAATGTGTGGGATTAGATGTAGCTGATATTGTTTATTTAAGTACTCTGCCCTTGTTGCGGTTGGTGTGTCAGATGTAATTGCTGTATCGTCACCAGTAATGGCTGTTGATGGCTCTGTGATAACGGACTTCATTTCTATTGTAGCACAACGAGCTTTTTCACTAGCAATGAAGGAGGGGATACCCAGTGATACAATTTTAACAGGGTCTGCATATGTGGGTTCATGTAACCAGTCAGCCTCATTTTTATACATTTTATCCCAAGTTTCGATGGCATCCTCCATCTTACTTGACATAATTGGCATTATATTTAACGCCTGTTCAATTGTTTTACCAAACATCTTTTCGATAATCCCCCTTATTGCATACCATATCTTTCTCCACATTTTATCCTCCTAAAAAGGTAATGCAAGTTGGACTGTCAATTAATAAGTAAATAATTGCACCATTTGCATCCATTAATGTTAAATCATACCCAACATTCTTAAATGTTTCTATTCCATCTGGACTAGTAAATGACTTTTCTACAGCCTGTAAACAAATAAGCCGTCCTGAATACATTGTACCTTGATACGTTACCTCTATCATTACTGTCCTCTCCTCTTCCAGATGTAGCTCGTAGCATAGCGTGTTGCATCTATTGAGTGGTTATTAGCATCAGGATATGCACTAACAACATTATCATCCTTATCCCGTTCATACTCATATTCTATGAACTCTTCTGCTGTAAATGGGCATCTTACGGGGTCAATATAAATGTGATTTAGGGCTTGTAACCATTTAATAGAATAATCTACTGAGTTTTGCCCTTTTTCCACTCCACGCATATTAGAACCATAAGCACGAAAGTCTGCTATTGATTTTGGTTCTGCACTATCTGCAACAATTAAATCAGATGTTGTAACACCCTTTATATTCTGTAAATCTGCCCAAATTTCTTCATTTCTCTTTTTGTTTGCCACATATTCATCAAATATGTACAAATCATGATGGTTGCTATTATAATAGCATTTTACCCAAACAGTTGGGTCAGGATACCATCCAAAGTCCATTCCATAATAAATCTTGTCAAATGTTTTTACTTGTTCATCTGAAAACTGAACGAGCTTTGCATTTTCAAAGACATTGCCACCATCGCCTATAGCGTCACCAAGGTACTCATGCTGATATGCCTTTGGATTTATTTCTTTTAACCACTCTGCCTCATCAAAGAATGCTTGGCCTAACCAGTCTTTTGGAACATCTAGATAACAAGACTTGACACACAATGTATCATCACGAGGAATAAGAACATCCTTGTTAGCCCAATTAGCCGCAGAAATAGGGGGGTTAAAAGACCTAAAATCCCAAAACTTATCACCACCACGCATAGTGGACTGAGTAACCTTACGAAGCTCCTCTTCACCACTGTACTGGTCTTCCTCTTCAAACCATGTAATTCCTATATACCCAAATGGCAACTTTATAGATTTAATCTTTCCGGGGTCATCTAGGCCAAAGAACATGATTTTCTGGCCTGTTGGAACAAAAATCATTTCCATTGGGTTGACTTTCATTCTGAAATACTCCCATAGCCCCAATTGGTCTATACCCCATTGTATCTGTCCATAAACAGAACTCTTTAGTGTATTACCAACTTTACGAAATACACAGGCATGAATACTGGGATTTGATATGAGCAACAATGGAATCGCAATAGAAATAAAAGAGGACTTTGTACTACCACGCCCACCAAATAATTTATAGTGTGTGTGCTTATGGTCTAAAATGTCCTCTAGTAAATCATAGTATTTTGGAATGATATGCTCACCGTATTTAAATTCAATCTCTGGCACTTTTTCACCCCTTCTCTACTGAATTATAACACATAATCACCAATTTGTCAAGTCAAAATTAACTGTTTTGCACAAATTTGACTTTATAACTTTGTATAATTTCACAATTGACTTTCTACAAATTGTCTGGTATACTAATATCTGTAAGGAGGATTCATATGACAAAGGAACGACTTATAGAGCTAATTGATGACATTAAAAAGGAATGCCCAGACATAGACTTTGAACACATTACTGCATTAGAGCTAGCCAAACGAGCGGCATCAAAAGAGATACCTATAAAGAAGAGGAGATTTAAGGATACTTTCTTCTGTACATCTTGCAATACTCGTGTAAAACTGTCTGACCAATACTGCCACAGATGCGGACACAAATTTACTATGGATGAATAAAAACCTTGAATCAGGTTTTCTACATCTAGAAAACCTAACTAATAATAAATAACAAATATAATAACTAACAAGAATATCTAAAGATATTAAATTAGGAGGAAAAATGAAAGACATTGCTAGTAGAGTTATGGTACTTATAGTTGCAGTCGTTTTAGTTCTGTGTACAATTTTTGCAGAAATTGATGACAGCATGATTAGAAAAAGACTTGACACACTAGAAGAAAAGGTGTATAATGTGGAAGAAGATAACAGTAAAGCTTTTGCAATGCCACCCCAGAGAATTTATGAAGATGAAGAGGCAAATGCAGATTATGAATACATAGTCAGGGTCATCACAACAGAGGGTGGATATGACCACGATATTTGTATGGCAGTAACACAATGCCTGTATAATACTTGTGAAAAGTATGATTGGAAGTACACGCCAGCACAGATTATTGAAATGTATCAGTATGCATACCCATCTAGCTTCATTTCAGAGGAGGCATTAGATGCGTACCGTCAAATCTTTTTAGAGGGGATTGTGTGTGTTGGAGTTGGAGAAGCAACAATTTTTTATGCACCAAAATATTGTCATAGTGCCTACCATGAGTCGCAAATTTTTGTAACAGAAATAAATGGAGTCAGATTTTTTAAGGAGCGTGACTAATGAAGCAAGAAGTATTCATGCCAAATGGACACCTGATTTTTTCTACAGAGAAAAAGGAACTTATGTATGATGATGCATTGGTAAAGTCTATGATAAAAAATGGGTACATAGTAAAAATTGATGGAAAGAAAGTGAGGAAACATAGGGATGCCAAGTAATTGTCCGTTTGATTGTAAGTATTTTGATGACTTATATGGGTGTCTATGTTCATCATATGATAAAGAAGAAGAGTGCCCACTAGAACATAATACATATGAAAGGAATAAGTTTAACAATGAATACGCCAAATGGGTATTGGAAGAAAAGCGATTTGAAGAAGAGTAATGCAGAATTGCAAGAGTACTTAATGTTTCAACGGAGAGGAATGAAGGAAGAAAACCGCAAGAGGTATAACAGAAAAAAGAAGCATAAGAGAAAGGCAGAAGATTATGACGAAAGCAAGTATTATTGAGTGTCTTAGCAGATTTGAAGAAGGAATGTGCAAGGCCAAATTTGAAAGAAAAGATTGGCGTGACAACCTTCTTTGGTATCTATGTTGGGCAATGAGTGAACTACTGAAAGAAAAACTAAAGGAGAAGAAAAATGGCTAATTTGATGATTATGGATTACAACAGCAATGAATATGATACTGGTATTAACATGGATGATATTAGTAGCATTCATGTGACTGTTATTAGTGGTGACGAACTTATCACTGTCTATTACAAGGATGGTCGTGTTACCGACCTAGATGCAATGGATTTTGCCAAAGGGCACAGAATTATGGGCTTCTATGATGATAGCTATGGCCTTTCTGCTGACGAATTAGAGGCATGGAGTAAGCGGGATAGCACATATGATATGACTTGGAGGAAGAGTAATGACTGAGTATCACAAGATTGAAACCCTTTTTGAGCGGGAACTATCTGGTAAAAATAAACTGATTATTGGTCAGTGGCGTAACCCAACCGTTGAATACCTGAAAGATAATATTTGGCAGATGACTGAGAAAATTGATGGAACTAATATCCGCATTATGTGGGATGGACATAATATCTATTTTATGGGACGAACTAATAAGGCACAAATTCCACCCACTCTGCTTTCATTCCTTGATAGTAAATTTAATACAGATGTTGCCGAAGAAGTTTTTGAGCAGATGTTTGGAGACAAGGAAGCTATCCTTTTTGGAGAAGGGTATGGTGCTAAAATTCAGAGTGGTGGCAACTATCGTCCTGACCAGTCATTTATTCTATTTGATGTAATGATTAACGGTAACTATCAGCCTCGTAGTACCGTTGAGGAAGTAGCAAAGGCATTTGATTGTGAGATTGTTCCCATTCTGTTTGAGGGCACTCTGCAAGAGGGGATTGACTTTGTAAAGAAACATCCTAAGTCTACAATTGGAACTGCCTATATGAAAGGTATTGTTGCCCGTCCAAAGGTGGAACTGCAAGACAGATGTGGCAATCGTGTCATTGTAAAAATTAAGTACAAGGACTTTAAGGATGAATGAAGATAAAATTACAGATGTAAAAATAAACATCTTTGATGAAGAAGAAATTCACCATAATTGTACAGTGCAAATCCTGAGAAACAGCGTGACAGGAGAAACAAGCATTGGATGGTGGGAAGAAGGTAAATTTGATACGGAGGAAGACACATGGTAACACAAATTGACTATGATAACGCTATTGAAAAAATTAGAAATAATGAACTAGATTTCTCTGAGGATGAAATTGAATCCCTGATTGACTATGGTAACTATATTGATGAATTTGAGGGTGATGACCATAGATGGGATAGAGAAGTCACCACCATTATTGAATTAGATGGAAAACTATATGCAGTTGAATGGCGAAGGGGACTGACTGAAATGCAAGATAATAATTATTTTTCACCAGCCCCATATCAAGTTGAAAAGAAAACAAAAATGGTTGAGGTAGAATATTATGAAAGAGTACATTGAGCGAGAATCGGCAATTAGATGTTGCACATTTGGAAGAACATCTTTTGGGTTGATTGAAGAATTAAAACTACTTCCCGCCGCTGATGTGGTGGAAGTGAAGCTATTGGACGATGGAACGCTGATTGTTACTACCGACAAATATCCAAATGTCACTAGGGTTTTCGTGGAGGACGGGAAAACAAGCGGGTCATTGTTTTACACGGATGAGGTGTAAAGAATGAAAGAGTATATTGAGCGTGACAAAGTACTTGACCAAGCATATTACCACCTTCTTTATCGGGAAAGCATATATGATGAATATGGTGTAGATGCTGTTGATGAGGATGACATCAAAACTATCCCTGCCGCAGATGTGGTGGAGGTGAGGCATGGGAGGTGGATTAAAGACGATTACACTGGCGAGCCAATATGTTCCGTGTGTCACAGTGGTAAGCCAACAAAATGTGTACTTTCTTCGGAAGTACAACACACTCTCGGCAATCACGAAATTAGGTATTGCTACTACTGCGGAGCGAAGATGGACGGAGGTGTGAACGATGGGTGAGACTATACGCTATGCTGAACGAAACACTCACCAGTGCTGGACATGTAAGAACAGAGTCGGGCAGGTTAAACACATGATTAGTATGATAGACGCCGATAGTATTCCGGGAAAATTTGTCTTTCTTTTGCCAGAGTGCAGGGTTGCGGACAGAGGTATGTTGTGGGTGAACGAGTGCCCATGCCCAAAATATATATGCTCCTACGGTGAGCGCAAAGGAGGGGACGAGTGATGGTTTACAAAGTGTGGGTTTGTCTTGAAGCTGAGTATGACGATATTGAAGCAGATAGCGAAGAAGAAGCGTTTCTGATTGCCAGCGATGCCGCTATGAGCGGCGGGTCATGGGAATATAGAGTAGAGTTAGAAGGGGGTGGAGAGTGATGGCGTTTCAGATTGAGAAGAAGCAGACCAACGCCGACAAGCATTTCCGCAACGCCACGGATGACATGATTGCGGAGTGGCTTTGTTTGCACCATAAATGCCCACCCGGATATACGAGTGTTTTTACTCCGAATTGTGTTGAGATTTATGGGTGCTATGATTGCTGGCTTGATTGGCTGAAACAAGAGAGGAATAGCGATGGATAAGAAGACAGGCATTGGAATCCATTTTGCTGTGTTTCCAGAAAGTGCGGCAGAGCACTATGTTAAATTTATGAGGAAACAACGGAGCAAGAAGAAGCCGCTTATCAGAGATTTGTTACATTGGCTATACGGATATTTTGGAGGAAAAAGATAAATGAATTATATTATTAACCCTAGTTGGTTTTATTGGCTTAATATTGTTGATGGAATAAAGACAGCGATGTTTGTTGTGGCAATTGTAGCCTTTCTTGCAGGGGTTATTTTCTTAGGATTATATTGTTCTGCACTAGATAGCTTCTATGACTGGCACGGAAGTGATGGAAAAACATTTACCTCATCTAAGTGGGATTTGCTGTGCAAGAAGATAGGTATTGCCTCAGTAATTGTTACATTGATTTGTGTTATTGGATTGGTGTTTATGCCATCTAAGGACACATTAATTGAAATGCAAGTGGCAAGAATGGCAACATATGAAAATGCACAGTGGACAGTTGATAGTTTGAAGAGTGTAGTGGACTATATTATAGAAGCTATCCAGAAGGTGAAGTAATATGAAGATAAAAATTCTAGGAACTGAATACAATATCATTAAGAAGAAGTACATAGATGACACTGAGTTTGGCAGTCAAAACATTGACGGGTATTGTGACTTTTTTGCAAAGGAGATTGTGTACTGCGACATGACCACTTATCCCGGATGGGAGGCGGTGGAAAAAGAGATAGCAGAAATCTCAGAGAAGCAGACACTAAGGCATGAAATAGTTCATGCATTTTTCAGTGAAAGCGGGTTAAGAGCAAACACCTTTATTGTTAGTGGGGCATGGGCACAAAATGAAGAAATGATAGATTGGATTGCATTGCAGGGCACAAAAATATATGAAGCATGGCAAAAGGCAAATGCAATATAAGAGACAAGCCTTATCATGTATAAGAAAATTTAGAAAAAATATATAGGCGAATCTTAATAAGAGAAATTTAGAAAAAATGTTTTGATGTCCCAACCGACTGCACCCCCACCGTACCCCCCCCCCATATGGTA